CCCGCCGATATTGTAGACTATATCGAAGCCCGCGAGGAAAACCAGTGCAGGGAAATGTACTATTCAAGCGTGCTGGTATCAAGGTTTATTGCCGCCAACATAAGCAATATGTTCTCCAAGTCCAAGCACGATTTGCCGAAGTACGAAGAACTGTTTGTTCCTGCGTCGTGGGAGCGGAGCCTTGACAACAGGATAGACGAAATAAGAAATAAATTCGGAGGATATGTCCGTGGTCGTTGAAGAATTACAAATTTTAGTCGGTTGTGATGCTTCAACCGCCGAGAAGGTCTTGACCGAACTGGAAACCAGACTTAACCGATTTGTAAAGCAGTCGGCAAGCAGTATGCAGAACGCGAAGGCCATACGCGCACAAGCCGCAGCGGAAAGGGAAGCGCTTAAAACCGAAGCCGCAAGGGTGAAGTACGCGGCTCAAATGGAAGAAGCCAATGCGCGGTTGGCTATTGCAAAACAAAGGCTTTCAAAAGCCAATAAAGCGGCGGAAGAGACGGCAAAAAAAGAAGCTGCTGCACGAGCTGATGAAATACGTTGGGCGAAGCTGGCCGCCGATGCCGCTGAGGAAACGGCGGCAAGGATACGCGCCGCCGCAGAGGATGAAGCGCAAGCCCGTGCTGATGCAAACGAGGCATACGCCAAGCGTCGCGCTCTTTGGGAAGATAATGGTGGTAAGAGTATTGCACAGGCATTCAGGGAAAAAGATAAAAACTGGATTCCAAGTATTGATGAAGCCATTCAAAAAATGCAACAAATACAAGGCGAGACGGAAGGGGCCGGCAGTAAGTTCGATGCATTCAGGGAAAAGGTCGGGACAATCAAAGAGAAGTTTGGCGAGACCGTCACGGCTTTTGGAGGGATAAAAGCAAAAGTCGGAGCTGTCGTATCGAAAATAGGCGGAGCTGTAAAGAAAGTATTCGGCAAGGCTGTAGATGCGGTTAAAACCAAAGTAAAAGATATCACTTCTGGTTTCTCTAAAATGGGAAAGGCTGTGACAAAGATACTGTCGCGTATGATTATATGGCGAAGTATCAATGCCATGATCATGGGAACTACCGAAGGTATGAATAATATGGTGCAGGCCAGTAGTAAGGCCAACGCCGCCATGTCCCAGCTGCAAAGCGGTTTTACTTATGTCAAAAACAGTATAGCAGCTATGCTGCTTCCTGCTCTGCAATCCATACTCCCCGTAATAAACAAGATAATACAGGCGGTAGCCGGTTTGTTTAATATGCTGGGCGCACTGTTCGCAAAATTCAGAGGCGATTCCACCTTTACAAAGGCGGTATATGTGCAGCAGGATTACGCAAAATCCCTTAATAAATCCAACAAAGCCGCAAAAGATCTGAAAGGCACTCTTGCGGGATTCGACCAGATCAACCTTATTCAGCAGCAGAAAGACAGCGGCGGAACAGGAGGCGCGGATACTTCCGGCATGTTCAAGGAAACATCTGTTGAGAGTATGCTTCCGACCGATGTTTCCAAATGGATGGATAAACTTAAAGCCGCCATAAAAGCCGGAGACTGGAAAGGTGTAGGTACAGTCATTGCACAAGGCTTAAATACCGCAGTAAGCCAGCTCAACGGTTGGATAGATAAGCTCCGACCTAAGATACTGAAAACCGTTCAGGATATCGTAGAAGCGGTAAACGGCTTTATAGAGAACTTCAACTTCCGTAAGCTCGGCAATACCCTCGCCAACGGGTTTAACCTTGCTATGAAGGTTGTTGCAAAGTGGCTCAAAGGTATCAAATGGAGCGACCTCGGAAAAGGCATAGGCGATTTTATCAATGGCTTTGTGGAAGATTGGGATGCAGCCGCGACCGCTGATGTTATAGAGGCGAAGATAGGCAGTGTTCTTGATTTTCTGACAGGTATTATAGAAACAACGAACTGGAACGAGGTAAGCTCGAAGTTGCAGGAAATGCTTGAAAATATTGATTGGGAATCAATAGCGGAGAAAGCGTGGCGGCTCCTAATCGCAGCACTAAAGGCGAAGCAGAAGATATTCTACGGCATAAATAAAGGTCTTGGGCAGTCCAATGAAAAGATGGATATACTTAATGACGGCAAACACGACAAGATACAGTTGGGCGGTACAGTATCCTTAGAAACAAAGGATGATGAAACAAAAAACCTTATAAATTGGTGGGAAAAAACGAATGCCGACCAATGGAAAACTCTGCGTGTGGATACCGCAATAAGCCAGAAAAATTCAACAGGAGACTGGGACAAAACCGTTGAATGGTGGAAAAACCTTAAACCCGAAAACGAGAAACAAATACGCCTTAACACGGAGGGTGCAACCCTTAGCTTGGATAACCTCCGCGAAGAATGGAACAGCTTCAAGGAGTGGTGGGAGAATACTGGGATCGCCAAGTGGTTCGAGGAAAAGGTTCAGCCGTGGTTGACTAAAGAAAAGTGGGCAGAAGCCGGTGAAGGCATGAAAGAAGGCATCGGAGAGAAATGGGAGGCCGTCGTTGAATGGTGGAACACTTTAGGCATTGTGAAATGGTTCCGTGAGAATGTTGAGCCGTGGTTCACAAAAGAAAAGTGGACTTCTGCTATGGACGGAGTTGAGCTCGCGTTTAAGGACGTGTTCAAGAAAGCCATTAACGCTGCTATATCGCTGATGAACAAGCTCATCAACTGGGTAAATGAGAAGATGCACATTACCATTGATCCTCTTGTTATTGGCGGCAAAACGATATTCGCGGGCGTAGACAAACAATTATTTACCCTTAAAACTATTCCCCTGCTGGCGCAGGGCGGCCTTGCTTATGGCGATACCCTCGCAAGGGTAGGCGAATACGCCAACGCCAAGAATAATCCCGAAGTCATAGCCCCCCTTGATAAGCTGCAATCCATAATGGGCGGGCTGAACGATAAGGATACACAAACCATCATAGCCCTGCTCAAGAGAATAGCGGATAAGGACGTGGAGATAGCACTGTATCCCTCTGCGAAGCTGGGCAGGATAGTCAATCAATCGGTCAATATGAACAATATTGCCATAGGTAACGTGTGATGTATAGATATGATATAGGCTTAAAGGTGGGGAGCTATACGCTCCCCGACCCCTCTAAACTGAATATGACACTCGCTGACCTCGATACGGAGGCTGAAAGAGACGCTTCCGGCACACTCAACCGAACAATGGTAGCGCAGAAGCTGACCGTTGAATTGTCGTGGGACGTGCTGACATGGGAGCTATGCTCGGCGATATTGCAGGCTGTCGATTCCGACAGCTTTTCTTTCACCTGTCCGAACCCTAAGACCCTTGCGGGTAACTATTCCGGCACGTTTTATGTAGGCGACAGGAAAGAAGAAATTATTTGGTTCCCCGAAGGTGATAAGAACAAGGCGTATATTTCCTTGAGCATGACGGTAATAGAGTATTGACACTTCCCCCTAAAGGCGTGATAATGAAATTACATATCTTTAGGGGGGTTTGTTATGAAAATAATAGCTCTTAAATGCCCGAACTGTAATGCCGATATAGAGTTAGATCAGGATAGGGAATTTGGTTTCTGTAATTATTGCGGAACCAAGATAATGATCGCCGATGCCGTACAGAAAGTGAGCGGAACGGTAAACATAAATCGCTCGTCCGAAATCAATAACATTCTCAAAAGAGCGAAAGACTACGAAGAACGGCAAATGCTTGATGACGCCGAAAAATATTACGACCGTGCTCTTGATATTGACATGGACAATCAGGAGGCACAAGAGGGCTTGGAACGTGTAAAAACAACGATACTCGAACCTAATGTGATAATAGAACGCCCGGAGTTGGAAGGTTCATACGCCGAACAAATTGTAGTCAGCGAGGACGGTGAAGAAGTGTGTCGGCTCGGTTTGGGCGAACGCAGTTTTATAGAATGCCCGGTAGGCAGGCACGTGTTTGACATAAGAACGAGGAATGAAGCCATTAAAGCAAGAATAACCATAAAAGACAGGCGGGATAGCGTGAAAATTTCTCTCTGGTTCCAGCGCGGGTATGGACTGTACGGACACGCAGAGGGTTCCGCAAAGATAATAACCAAAGGCGCAGATGCCATTCCGGCGGAAACTGAAACGACAAAGAACACGCCGACAGGCGGCGGCGAATTTAATGTATATCTGGGCGGTAAACCTAAGAAGAGCGGTTGCCTGACCAAAATCCTAATCGCATTCGGCATATTGCTTTTACTCGGAATTATCGGCTCATTAAGATAAATACTCCGTGACACCTTCGGGTGTCTTTTTTATTGGAGGCAAAATGTACACAGTAAGCACAGGCTTTCGTAACGCCGTAATGTCGGGCAAGCCCCAAAAGCTAAAGCTGACATTCGGCGAAAATCAGATAGCGGAACAAAACCTCTCTATCTCCGGCTTGACCTATTCAAGCATGGCTTTTGAGGACGAAGAACTGACGATAGGCGCGGCCTGTTCCGCAGAGCTGGGGGTAGAACTCCTTAACTTTGACGGGGGGCTGTCCTCTTTTAACTTTGACGGCACGGAGTTCACCGCCTCGATAGGCGTACTCGTGGGGGAAGAATACGAATATGTTCCTCTTGGCGTGTTTATCTCCGAAAAGCCCGACAAACTAAAACCTAAAAAAATAAGCATCACCGCCCATGACAGAATGGTAAAGTTCGATGTGAGCGCAGATGCTTTTCTTAATTCTCTTTCATACCCGACTACACTAAAAAATATTTTCACATCGCTTTGCGCTCATGTCGGCGTACCTGCTTCAATGGCAGACTTCCCCAATTCGGGAAAAACCTTTGATTCGCCGCTGTTCAGGACGCAAGATGTTCTATGCCGGGAAGTTCTTCAATGGATAGCCGAGGCGGCGTGTTCCTTTGCCCGCATATCCCGAAGCGGAGTATGTGAACTGGCGTGGTTCGCCAATACCAATGTCACCTTTAATAAGACCGCCAATTCCGCGGATTATTATAACGCCGTGGTATCGGAGTATCAGGTAGCCAAGATAGACAAATTACAAGTAGCCGCGTCCGAAAAGGACATAGGCGTAATAGTCGGCACGGGGACGAACGCTTATCAAATAATAGACTGCCCTATGCTGTATGGCTATACCGATGCACAGATAAGACCTTATGCAGAGGTTATCTATAACCGCTTAAACTCCTTTGCGGCGTTTACGCCTGTCGAGCTGGACGCAAAGGGCGATTGGTCTTTGGAAGCAGGCGACATGATAAAGGTAGTCACGGACGATGGGACTTATACCTTCCCCATTTACCGCATGGACTTGACCTTTAAGGGCAGGGCAAGGATACAGTACATAAGCTCCGGCTCCCCTCTGCGCCCCGCCATAAGCGCGGAGAACCGCCGGACGCTCATAGCCGGACGCGCAGCCCATGAAATAGAAATGACCGTTGAGGGAATGAAACAGACGGTCACACGGGTAGCTTTCCTAACCCCTGTTGAATCCGACACCGACCCATCTTTAGGGTGGGACGATGACCAGAAAACCGCGAACACGGGGTATCAATGGTACAACGATGGCAAGATAAAGGTATGGACGGGTTCCGCGTGGCAGACGGTCATCTCCCCTAAATACAATCAGACCGCCACGCCCACGGGCGCAAAGGAGGGCGAATACTGGTACAATCCCTCGACAAAGGAAATAAAGCGTTACACGGGTTCGGCGTGGGTGGTAGATAACACCGTATGTATGCCTACCACATGGACGCAGAGTATGCAGACGCAGCTTGAAATAACCGCCGAGGGGTTGTCGAGCACCGTCACCAAGGACAATATTATTTCCACCATAAATCAAAGCTCGGAAGCGGTATCAATAAGCGCGTCAAAGATAAACCTTAACGGCGTTGTAACGGCAAACAACAACTTCAAGATAGATACCAACGGCAAGATGACGTGCGTAAACGCCACCATAAGCGGCTCAGTGACCACCGGCAACCTTAAGGCATCAGGCGGTACGATTGCGGGGTTCGATATATACGGCAGTTACCTTGAAGGCAATACTTGTTCGCTGTACTCAGGGCAAAGTGGAGGTAAGTTAAAGCTCGGTCAAATAACCCTGTCAGGCCAAAAAAGCGGGCTTGTTACGCTGGGAGTTGATTATTCTATTAACGCTGGTGCTACTATATTTACTAAAGGTTATCTGCAATGTGATCAAATTTATGATTATTCTGTCAACACTTATACGCTACGATGGGCGGCATCAGGCGGAGGATATATAGGCTATGCTTCCTCCTCGATACGCCGCAAGGAGAATATTCAAGATGCGGGGTTGGATTGTATAGCAAAAGTGAACGCTCTACGTCCCCGTAAGTTCACATGGAAATCCAGCGGTAAGCAGGATTACGGGCTTATAGCCGAAGAAGTCTATAAGGTATGCCCCGAACTTGCTATAACCGAAAAAATCAATGGCAAAGATGTCCCGTGCGCCGTTGATTACGAGGGCGGATTGCCCAAGTTGTTATTGCCTTATGTGCAGGACTTAAACCGGAGATTATCAGCATTGGAGGAAAGATATGGCGCTGTATCTACCTAAAACTACAAAAGAGGGCGTTCCCGTAAATTATTGGGTGATAGATGATGTTAAGATAGACAGAGTAAACAAAAGGGTTGACGCGACAGTCAATCCTTATTTTTCGCAGGAAGCACGGCTGGCGGGTGCAAATCCTATAACTTTCGCGGCGGTGAAGATTCGAGTAGAGGACATCGTTTATCCTTCTGAAGAGTATGGCGAAAACTCGACCGATTACACTGACTATTTTAGCCCACCCGCGCTCGAAGGACAAACGTTGTATCAGGTTGTTTATAACTATATCAAAACCCATGATGACAGATTTAAAGGAGCTACGGATATATGACAGACGAACAGAAAGCCGTTATACAAGCGATACTGCGTACACTTAATACTTCTATACCCGTTGTAGCGAAAGCGGACTTAGACGCGAAATTAGGCTGTATTCTGGCCTTAGAAAAACTTGCGGAGGACGAACAATGCACAGAATAACGGTTGACGGAAAGTATCTTCTCACCACCCCTATACAGTCCCTTGTTATCGAGGGTGAAAGTCTGGCGGATACCGTCACTATCAGCATACCCTTAGATGCCCGTGATGTAGACCTTGCCGCCGCAGGGTTCACCATAAAGGCGTACTGGCCCATGGACGGCACGGAAGCAAGGTATGTGCTGTATAAAGATGTGGGGGAAGATATAACCCTTACATGGCATATCACGCCGCTGTTTACGGGCAAGCGGGGCATGATGAACCTCACACTTTTAGCCACTCTGGCGAACGATGAGAAGAACATCATAGCCAAGTGGACGGGAACGCGGCCCATTGAGATAATAGCCGACCTTCCCGGTTCCAATCTTCCCACCCCCGGTGTGGCGGAACAGCTTCTTGCCGAGGTTCAGGACTTAGTATCCCAGGCGTTAGGCGCGACAGGCCCCACAGGCCCCACAGGCCCCACAGGCCCGCAGGGTGAAAAGGGTGAAATAGGCCCCACAGGCCTCCAAGGCCCGCAGGGTGTACAAGGCCCCGCAGGAATACAAGGCCCCAAGGGCGAACAGGGTATACAAGGCTTGCAAGGCCCCCGTGGTGAGCAAGGCCCTACCGGCCCGCAAGGCCCGGAGGGCAAGAAAGGCTTGCAGGGCGACGCTGGCCCCGTCGGCCCCCAAGGCCCCGAAGGTAAGAAGGGCGATAAAGGCGACACAGGAGCCGCAGGAGAAACGGGCCCCAAGGGGGATACGGGAGCCACGGGCGAACGAGGCCCCGCAGGAGCGCACTATACGCCTTCTGTGACCGCTGACGGTGATTTATCGTGGAGTAATGACGGCGGGCTGGAAAACCCCGCCACAGTCAATATACGGGGGCCACAGGGCGCACAGGGAGCCAAGGGCGATACGGGCGAAGGATTTGCCGTGTTGGGCTATTACGCTTCTCTCTCGGCATTACAAGCCGGAGTATCTAATCCCTCCGCTGGTGACGCTTACGGCGTGGGCGCGGGCGAACCGTATGATATATATATCTGGGACGGCGTAAATTCCAAGTGGGTAAACAACGGCCCCTTGCAGGGCGCAAAAGGTGAGCAAGGCCCCACTGGCCCTAAGGGCGATACGGGCCCCAAGGGCGACCCCGGCGCGAAGGGCGACACGGGGGCAAGGGGCGAACAAGGCCTCACGGGCGAAGCCGCCGGATTCGGCACACCCACCGCCACGACGACCACCCTTGACGCGGGAGCCCCCGCTACTGTAGAGGTGACAGCTTCCGGCGCAGATACTGCAAAAGTGTTCACCTTTAAGTTCGGCGTTCCCAAAGGTGAGCAGGGTATACAAGGGCTTATAGGCAACCCCGGAGACAAGGGAGAACGAGGCCCCGCAGGAGCGCACTTTACGCCCTATGTGACCGCTGACGGCGATTTATCGTGGAGTAATGACGGTGGGCTGGAAAACCCCGCCACAATCAATATACGGGGGCCACAGGGCGAACAGGGTATACAGGGCGAACAAGGTATCCAAGGCCCCGAAGGCCCGCAGGGCTTGCAGGGCATACAAGGCGAACAAGGCATACAAGGAGAGCAGGGAGCCAAGGGTGACCCCGGAGCAAAGGGCGACCCCGGCGCAAAAGGCGACCCCGGCACAGCCGCAGGGTTTGGCACGCCTACTGCCACGGCAAACACCCTCACCGCCGGAGCCGCCGCCACCGTAAAGGTAACGGCAAGCGGCGCGGACACCGCAAAGGTATTTGATTTTGAGTTTGGCATCCCGCAGGGCGAAAAAGGCGCGACGGGCGAAAAAGGCGCACAAGGCGACCCCGGCGCGAAGGGCGATCCGGGCGAGCAAGGCCCACAGGGTATCCAAGGCCCCAAGGGCGCGGACGGCGCGAAAGGCGATACCGGCCCGTATTTTACCCCCGCCGTCTCTGCTGAGGGCATAATCTCATGGAGCAACAACGGCGGGCTGGATAACCCCGCAAGCGTCAGCATCAAAGGCCCGCAGGGGGCAAAGGGCGACACGGGAACGAAAGGCGACACTGGCGCACAGGGCGAACAGGGCCCCGCTGGTCCTAACGAGATAACTGCCGACACCGCGACCAGCATTAACGGCCTGCTCAAGGGCGCAGGCGGCAAGGTGGCGCAGGCCATAGGCGGCGTGGACTACCTGAATGCGCCCACCCTCGCTTCCTCCCTCCCCGCCAGCGGCGCGGCGCTGACGGCAAACACTATATATAACGTATCCTCTCCTGTGGGTACATACGTGTTTACCCCGCCCGCTTCCGGCTGGGCGCACGGCACATTCAGCACGGCGGCCTCGGTCGCGGTGTCGTTTGTGAGCGGGGCGAACTATTTAGGCGAGGCCCCCGCAATAGAGGCAAGCAAGACCTACGAATTTGACGTTTACAACGGTGTGTGGGCGGTGCAGGAGGTTGTGAGCGCATGATAGCTATGCTACGAAGGAGGTTGATGAGCAACATGGCAAAGGCGAAAAATATAGCAACGGGAACGGTAAATGCGGGCAATTCCCATTGGACAACAACATCGATATCTGCTCAAACAGGCTTTAGACCCGACCATGTTGCGGTGTTTATAGTGGCACTGTTAGGGGAAGATGCGCGTCAATATCACGTTTTGAGCGTATATGATGGTAGTGTATTAGCTTTGGACGTTAATACTTCCTATATGAACGTATCTGCCCTTCAGTACACCGTAAATGAACAGGGGTTTACTATTGCAAATGTTATCGACGAAAGCAGCAACCAATATTACTTTACTGGCACTTACCGCTATGTAGCATGGCAAGAATAGGAGCACACTATGCGTAAAATAATTCTATCGGGGGGGGGCAGCCTCCGTAAAATAAAAAGCGCCTATGCGCTATGATACCCTTGCAGTTTGCTTTACGGCGCAGGATGATTAAACAGAAAAGCGAATATAAATTATCTGTTGCAGCAGCGCAGACATTTGAATACAATTTAACGCTTACAGTTGATGGGGTGTCAGTTGTATATGGCGAAAAGTTTGTTGGCGCGAAAGTTTTTGCAATAACAAAAGAATCCGTGATTACTATAACCGGAACAGCATATGAAGGTTATGCGATTTTTGTAAAAATAAATGGTGAACAAGTGGCTGGAATGAGTCCCGGTGAGTCAACGACTTTCAGGTATGCATTTCCAAAGTCTATGATACGCAACGATATATCATTGCGTATGTACCAAACTACATACTATTTCAGGTATGCGGAATTTACAGTTTAGTAAAAAAAGGAGGTACAATGTTAAACACAAACTATGCCAAGCTGGCGGGGGAGTATCCCGAATATTTACGCCTGCCGGTTGAGTTGCAGTCGCCGCTTATAATCAACGGTGTGACGCACCCCGCAGGGGCGCACCTCTCCACCAATGACGATGCGGCAATAAAGGAGCTGGGCTATAAGCCCGTGACCCGTTCCCCTATGCCCTCAAAGGAGGGCTTTTATTATACCGAAATGTGGGAGGACAACGGCGAAACGATAGTCCAGAGCTGGACGGAGCACGAGGCGCAGGCCACCACGCAGGACTATATAGACGCGCTTGCGGAGCTGGGGGTGAATGTGAATGACGCGCAGTGAACTTATGGCGCTGGTAGCCGTGCGTAAAGCTGAAATCGAGGCGCACGAGACCGACCTTGTAGAGGTGTTGACGGCGGCGCGGGCAGGGCTTACCCCCACCCCCACGCAGGGCGCACCGTGGGACGCTGAGACCCGCTATATAGCCGGGGATACGGTTGAGGGCGGATATGTCGCCCTCAAATACAGCCGCAACAAGCCCCCTGCCGCAAACCTCGGCACATATTGGGCGGTGCAGACCGTGACCTATCCCGCGTGGGACGACATCGAGGACGGCACGGTTATTGAGGTGGACACAATAGTTACCTACAACGGCAAAACGTGGCAATGCACCGAGCAGCACATCAAGTCCACCGTCTACAAGCCCAAGGCGGGCAGCTCCAAATGGAGCGAATACACGGAATAAGGAGCCGCACGGCTCTTTTTTCATAATTAAAAAACAAAAATAAAGAAAGGAAAAGAATTATGGACTACACACTCAAAGCTCGTGAAATCGTGAGAGATTATGTAAACGAGCACCTCGACAAGACGGACGGCATAGAGATCAACATAACTGATACTTATGTTGTTTGGCACTGCAAGACCCTCCAGAATTGGAAGACACTGGTATCCACCAAACTCCCCGATGGTATGTATTATGAGGTCACTTACAACGGCGACAAAAACGAAGTGTACCTCGATGCATATAAGAAGTTCGAGAACCGCTGCATAAAACTCTAAAAAGAAAGGAAAACATTATGAAAAAACTCACTTGTATCCTCGCGGTAATGCTCATGCTGTGCCTTTGCACCGTAGCCTACGCCGCAGACCCCGTAACTCTGGATATAACCGCGCTGGACTACCAGACCGGCAAGGCGGTATCCAAGACCTACGTCAATAATGAGCTATTTTTGCTCAAGGTTGACATAGGCATACCCCGGTTTTTCGACCTGACCGACATGGAACTTATAATCGAACTGGACGGCGTAAAGCTGGACACAAACGACCTGAGATTGGAGGCTGGAACATATTACTTGAGCGGCATAGTTACCGACCAGCCCGCCGCCCTCCGTATAACCGTCAAAGATATGGCATACGAAAACGCCACCACGGCAGAAGAACTCTACAACGCCATGCAGAAAAACAGGACTGTGAGCAAAACCTACTATTTTAACGCCGCGCAGCCCGCCGAACAGCCCATTGCAAAAAATCCCGTGGTGATACCCAAGACCGGCGGCGCCTCCGTCCTCGCGTATGCGGTATCCATAGCCCTGATAGGATTCGGCCTCGCGGTGGCAGGTAAACGCAAATGAGCAGAGTAACAGGCTTCATAGAATACCTCGAAAGTCATGTCGGGGATATGTACGTCTGGGGTGCGCAGGGGCAGCAGGTTGACAGCATGAGCGACCCCTACGCATGGATAGAACGGCGCGAAACCAGCGACACGAATTACAACCGCGCCGTGAAATTCATGGAGAAGGCCGAAAAACGGCCTCTCTACGCGTTCGACTGTTCCGGCCTCATCGTACACTACATCAGCGACATAAAGCACTGGATGAAGGGCGACACCAACGCCCAGGGGCTTTACCGTATGTGCGGCGAAAACAGGGGCTACGCCGGGAAAACCCCCATGTTGGCGGGCGACCTCGTATTCAAGTACAGCGAAAGCAGCAAGAAAATGGTTCACGTCGGCGTATACGTCGGCGACGGCTACACCATAGAGGCGAAAGGCCGCGACGATGGCGTATGCAAGCGCAAACTGTCCGATGGCAACTGGACGCACTGGGGGCGGCTTGCCCTGCTCCAGCAGGAGGAAGAAAAGGAGGAGGTAAAGGAGCGGAAGATCATAACCCTGACGAGCCCCATGATGAGGGGCGACGATATCAAGGCATTGCAGACCGCCCTTAACGCTCTGGGCTATGACGCGGGGGACGCGGACGGCATAGCCGGTAAAAACACCATTGCGGCTATACAGCGGTTTGCACAGGCACACAGCATGACACCGACAGAGCTACCGAACGTGTTGCAGGCTACCGTATCCGTGGACGGCAAAATCTATGTAGGCACACTAAAAAAATAAGGAGGAGCACCCATGACCAAAGAATGGATATGGGCAATAGTCACAGGCTTGAGCGGCATTTTGCTGGGCTGGCTGGCTCACATAAAGACCGCAAGAAAGGACGCGGTTGACGCGGCGACACGCGACACCGCCATTGACACCGCGCTTAAATCGGACGTGGACTACATCAAGCGCGGCGTGGACGATATCAAACTCGATATGCGGGCGCAGGCCACCAAAATTGAGGACATAGACCTCCGCGTGGCTCGTGTGGAAGAAAGCACGAAAAGCGCCCACCACCGGCTGGACAGGCTTGAAGCACACAACAATTAAAGGAGGAAAAAACATGAAACTCTCGAACAAGGTATACGACATTCTCAAGGCAATCGCCCTGATCTGGCTCCCCGCCATAGGCACCCTCTATTTTGCCCTTGCGGGTATTTGGAACCTCCCCTATCCTGAGGAGATCGTCGGCACTATCACCGCCGTTGACACGTTCCTGGGCGCGGTGCTGGGTATATCCTCGGCAAACTACAACAAACAGTAGCCCCCGGACGGGAATCCCTTTCAATAGCCCCCGGCAAACGTCGGGGGCAAATCTTGTATAAAGGAGGTGTAGGCTTTTGGAGAAGCGGCCTCTTATTATATGGACAAGACCCTGCTCAATTCCCGCCCCCGGTCAGAGTGGGAAGCACTCATACACGAATGGATACATAACGAAAAAGACCGCTGGCTGATAACCCGCCGCCTTTTAGACGGGATACCATACGATGCTCTGACGGGCGAGTACCAGCTTAAATTTGAAATACCCCTTGAATATGACCAGATACGAAGGCGGTGCAAGGCTGCCGAAAAACAACTGAAAACGCACTGTAAATAGCCGATAAATAGCCGATGGGAGCAGTCCTATCGGCTCTTTTTTTATGCCAAAATTCAGGTAGAAGGGAGCGTGAAACAGTGTATCCATACCAACCTTATTTTAACCAGCAAACCCAATATCAGCGAACCGAAGTAGTCAAAGTGAACGGCGAGGGCGGCGCAAAGGCGTATCAAATGCCCCCTAATAGCTCCGTTCTTCTGTTGGATGAAACGGCCCCCATAGTGTGGCTTAAAACAACGGACGGGGCGGGGTTCCCCTCTCTCTCGCCTTACAGCATAACCCCGTATAAACCCGCTCCGCCTGTCGATGTGAACGGCCTTGAACAGAGAATAGCCAGATTGGAGGAAATGATAAATGCTAAACCCGATACTACAAATGCTAAGCGGAGGAAGTCCGAGGAAACTCAACCCACAAATGATAGCGCAGGCTAAACAGATGATGTCCGTTCCTGGGCAAATACAGAAGATAAAGCAGATGATAGGCAACGGCGACCCTAAACAGATGTTTTATGCGGCCTGCAAGCAATACGGGATAGACCCCGAGGATATTCTCTCTGAATTAAGATAGACCATTACCCGAAGCGCGCACGGGATTGGAATATAAATCGAAAGGAACTTTAGAACTATGGATAATATGCCCTCTCTCGCGGATATAGCCGCGGTAACTGATGGCAAGACTGACGGCTTCAACGGAGGCTTCTGGATATTCGCCCTTATCATACTTTTTGCTATGATGGGCGGCGGCTTTGGCGGCTGGAACCGCCAGGGCGAATTTGGACAGTATGCCACCGCTGCGTCTCAGCAGGAAATTCTCTTCGGTCAGCACTTCGGCCAGATCAATGACCGCTTGACTAACATCGGCAACGGTATATGTGATTCCACCTTCGCGCTGAACAACGCTATCACCACCGAAGGCCGGAACCTGTCCAACCAGCTCGCAAACTGCTGCTGTGAACAGAGGCTCGGTATAGCCAACCTCTCAGCGCAGATGAACCAGAACACCTGCGACATAACCACCGCTATCCACGCCGAGGCCGAGGCCACCCGCTCCCTGATACAGGCGAACGAAATGCAGGCTCTCAGGGACAAAGTGTCCAGCCTTGAGATGGATAACCGCATGTACGGAGTAGTCCGCTATCCCAACGGTTACACCTACAACGCGGGGAACTCTCCCTTCTGTGGTAATAATTGCGGCTGCTGCTGCTAATTCCGGCTATGCCGTGATATATCGGGGCGGCGTATGCTGCCCCTTGATTTTCGAAAGGAGCATAATAAAAATGGCTTGTAAAAATGTATGCAAACTCTGCCCCAACCTTATAATCTCCCAGGCCGTTACCTTCACGGCGGGAACCGGGCTGATAATCAACCTCCCGGCAGGCAACTATAACGATAATCAGAAATACTGCATCGTGGTAGCTCAGTCTATCCCGGCGGCTACCACTATAACCGCGCCCGTGTTTGTCACCATAGGCGCCGGCACGGAACAGTACCCGCTGATAGATAGCTGCTGCGCCCAGGTCACAGCCTGCGCCATACGCACCCGCACCAGGTATGCTACCATCGTCAAGACCAACACCACGGGCGGCAGCTTTAAACTGCTCAATAAAACTTGCGCACTCACCAACAGCCTTGCAAGCATTAACGGAGGCGCAGAGTAATGAGCTTTAAGGAGATCATACGCCTGATATCCGAAAGGCACACCGATATGGCAGAAGTGACCGATGCGCTCTCTGATATGATGCACACGGTAAAGGACCGTCTGCCGGAGGTGTACAGAGAAACGATGTATTGCCTCGAAGAAATAGCATATCGGATAACTCCCGAAGAGGCGCGGCAGATAGTCAAGGGTATGCGCCCATACGGTCAAAAATGGGACTATGATACCATCAAGGCGTTTCTGGCGACGAAGGGAATAACGGCGGTATGCAAATACTACCTGTGCATGAATATGTACTACAACGATAGTCACGATACCGCCGAAATGGTAGGCAGGGGAGAAGACCCGGAGTTTTATTTCAGCCTTGCAAAAGATTTCATTAACGATATAGACGGTAAGGATTTCAAGGTTGAAAAATATTTTACTGCGTAACTGGCAACCTTCCGGCAACTTTCTGGCAACCTTTTATTTCAAGCCCTAAAACGAGCGCAAACGGAAAATATAGATAAACAGCCGCTTTTTACGGACGAGAAACTGCAAGGAACTGAATAAAAAACGGGTAGCCGCCGGATACCAAACATCAAAAACGCTCGTGCTGCACGGGCGTTTTTCTTAGGTATTTAGGGCTTTTTTGATTGCTTGTGCTCATTTTGTGCTTTTGCTCTGGCAACTTTCCGGCAACCTTTTTTTGAAAGCGTCCATAACTGCGCCCGCGCTTGCGTCCTCTTTTTCCTTTGAAAGGTGTGAATAAATTTCAAGCGTCACCTTTACGTTGGCATGGCCGAGGAATTTCTGCGCAGAAAGCACGTCAACGCCGGCATTATAGAGTATGGAGGCGTAATTGTGCCGGAAGTAGTGCGGCGTGAGGACGGAGGCGCCGTCCTCTCTCGTTTCTATGTCGGGCCCCAACTCTGCCATGCGCTCCATCAGCGAACGCCATAGCCTATTTGAAGAGGAATTGCGGTAGTATGTTCCATCGGGGGCGGGGAATACAAACGCCTGCGGGAATCCCCGCACGAGCATTTCCGCCAGCTCGTCCGGCAGGGGTATATCCCGTATGCTCTCCTTCGTCTTGGGCGGGGTTATCATGCCCTTCCTTAAATTGACCTGCTGCCGGACGTGTATGACATTCTTCTTGAAATCTACACATTCCCATTGCAGGCCGAGGGCTTCACCGAGCCTCATTCCGGTATAGTATAGCAATGCCACCAGCAGGCCGTTTTCCTCCTGCATCAACTTCTTTGCCGCCGCTTCCTCCGCTTCCGTCAGTGCCCGGCGGCTTGACTTTTCTTTCGTGGGCTTGACCAGCCCCACGGTCACGTCCCGCTGGATTATCCCCTCGGAGTATGCCCGCTTAAAGACGGATTCTAACACATGGTGTACATTTTCGATTATGGTTACGCACATATCGCCCTTGGAGTTAAGCAGCTCCTGCAAGTCCATAGTGGATATTGCGGTGAGCCGCTTGTCCCCCAGAACAGGCAATATGTGCTTGTTGAGTGCCGTCTTATATCCGCTCTGTGCCGATTCCTTTATGCTCGGCTTTTTGTAGACGTTATACCACTGTATGGCGTATGGGCCGAAAAGCGCGTCCTTCTGTGCGGTGCGCCCGGTGATGAACTCCTGCCTGACCGCCTCCTTCGCGGCCTCCAGCTCCTTTCTTGTGCGCCCGGAAACGTACTTTACTATGCTCTTGCCGTCAGCCCGCCCGACGGTGACTTTAGCCCGGTATCTCCCGTCGCTTTGCCTTGCCATTTACAAAAACCTCCCGTTGTGTTAAAATCGGAGGCGGAGAAGCATCCGCCTTATCCCCTGTTGCCGCCCTCTAATTCGGCACGGGGGATTCTTTATTTTATTATCCACCCTCTATCGAGGTGCATCATATCATATACCAGCATTCCTATGACCGCCGCCATAACAATAAAAGTAAATACTGCTATTATCATTATCGTGCGTTCCAGCTTCCTTATCTTCCGTTCCCTGTACTCTAACCCTCTTTCATATAACTGCGTCAATCCTTCCGTCTCTCCTGCGCCGTCCTCGTCCAGATCGTTCAGGCTCGCGCCCATGGCCTTTACTATCTTGTAGACCGTATCGAACCCCGGATTTTCCGTTAAGCCCTGAAGCACACGGTTTACCGTTGCAACGGGTACTCCGCTTTTGTCCGCTATCTGCTGCGCTGTCATATTGCCCTTCATGGCCCGTAAACTCTCGTACAACATCAATGGGTATCACCTTCTTCATTTATGTGTGGCGAAAAAACAAGAATGTTAGCGAATACTATATTTATGAGTATTGATTAGAGCGGTATAAATGCTATGCTTTATTCAGGACGGTTCCCCGATGCTTCTCCACCGTCTTAGGCGGGGGTGAGAAATCGCCCCTGCCGATTAAATTTGAGGCACGTTTTGTGCAACATCGGCGAGCGCAGTACCCCTTATGGTACTCTCATATAAATTCCCCCTTTCTTTTTGAATCTAACGTGTTATTATCAAAACAGAACAAATGTTTGGAGGTAAGAACGAATGACAACGCAAGAACGAATCTTTGAGATTATCGATCAGCTGAAGCAAGACCCTGAAGCTATTGACCTTCTTTATTCTTATGCTGCTGCATTAGAAATTCGGCATATGATAGAAGCTGATGCTGTTCATTCTCATTCAAATTGTTCATGATCGCCTCTATTTTTACGGCTTTGGTTACTTTACGCTGATCTTCCGTCCAACCCATTAAATAAGCGGGACTTGTATTAAGAGCATTGGCAAGCTCAACGATTCGGGACAGAGGGATGTTGGAAACAATGCCCTGTTCATATTTTCCTATTGTCTGTTTTGTTGTACCGAGCCTCTTTGCTAAGTCGGTTTGAGTAAGTCCAGCTGCCTTCCTTAATTCTCTGATCTTTTCACCAAGCGTCATTTTCATCACCTCGCATATATATATTACCACGTCACTTTGTAATATGCAATTTCTTTTTTAAAATCACTTGACAAGTGACAAAACCCATGCTACACTATAATCACTTAATAAGTGACACAAGGGGGTGAGCATAATAAACAAGAATTTGTACCGCGCAGCATTGGCGCGTTGTGGAAAAACCCAGCGTGACTTGGCACATGAGCTAAATATGTGTGAATCAACGCTGGTCGCTAAAGTGAAGAAGAACACCTTGACTGTCGGAGATGCGGAAAAGATGATAAGCATTCTGGGAATTGACAATCCTACGGAAGTTTTTTTTGCAAGTCAAGACACTTCACAAGTGACTGATGGACGGACGGCATAAGGGGGAAATGATGAACAACCACGTTGAAATCAAAACAAACGACACAAGCGGAGAAATAACCATCAACGGCATATCGGTAAGCGATATTGTACGAAAGTACACCATCACCCACGAAGCAGGGAAGCCCCCCGTAATCGAGGTAGAGCTTGTAGGGGACGTGACCGTCAGCGGCGGCTTTATTACCCCTCTCCCCGAGCCGTGGAAAAGTATTTATCACAATCTGTCGTAAGGGGGAAACGATGAAACGCAAGAGCTTAATGGAAAAATTCCTTTATAAAGACGAGTATTTCAGTGAAATGCTCGATAAGGAGCGTGAGTATAGAGCTTGCGCAAGCGGAAACAAGTGCGATACGCCATTCGTGACGCCACTGCTTCATCTGCTCTACATTCGCCTTGGCGTCATTCTCGTTCTCCTCAGCTCTTTTTTGGGCACGTTGCTTACTCTCGTTATCCAGATGGCTAATAAATGACAAAGAAAGCTGCACGGTATCTATGGTATTTGAGCGAACCACCCCGAAGCGCACAAGCTCGTTTAACACGGGACGCAAGCCGGGGAAATCCAGGCCGAAGGTAATAGCCTTATCGAGGAAGACACCCTCTGCGGCGCGAGCTTTATAAGCATAGTACATAGAAAGCGTTACAGTTTCAGCGTTTGGGGACATAAATACCTCCAAAGAAAGGGATAAAGATATGAACAAAGTGCAAACAGGTTTGAGAATACCCGAAGAACGCTACAACGAACTATGCGAAGTAGCTAATGAAATGGGCGTTTCCCTTAATTCTCTGCTTTTGATGCTTATTGACCTCGGAATGACCCTGCGGAACGGGCGTGTTACTGTTCAGGCAACACAATAGCCCCGTGGGTGCGTTCATAATCATCAAGGTGTAGTTGGAGGATATGCTCAATAAGATTGTTTAGAGAGCGATTCTCGCGGTCAGAAAGCACTTTGAGCTTATCGTAAATTGTTTCGTTGAGCCGCAATCCTGTTTGGATTTTGTTAGTTGCCATTGTTACCACCTCTTTAGCAGTATGTTAGCAAAAACCAACTTGACTTTCTACTCACAAGGTGCTAACATAGTGCTAACAAGATAAGGAGAAAGCCATGAAATACAACATAGGAGAACGGGAACCAGTCTGCGCCAACTGTCAGCACTACTATCAACACTACACCTACTATAGCGGCGCATATAGCCCCGTAAACTGCGGGCATTGCGCCTACGGACGAATAAAGCACCGGATACCGGGAGAGAGCTGCGAAAGGTTTTTATTTAGGAGGTAAGCCATGAACGATTTTAACAAGCTCCTGCGGGACATGATAACCGCCGCCGTGGACGAGCGTATAAACAGCGTTGAAGCGCTGGAGGAGCGCATGGTGAAGATGCACGGCGAGTATGTCACCACCAAGCGGGCAGCCGAGATCATCAACGTAGACCCCGGAACCATACGCGCCATGTGCAGGGATGGGCGCCTCATGGCGACCGCCGCCGACGGCCACGCCCCCCTCATACTGGTGCGGAGCATGGCGGCAATGGTAAAGGACGAGAAAAGCCTTGAACTGCAAGCCAAGCGGAAGCACAAATACGATAACTGCGTAGGGTACTATGTGAGGTGAGCCGTGGTAAGCAGAGAAAAATTTGTCGCCGATATAACGGCGCGGCAGGAGAAAAGGAAGCAGGAAGAACGTCGGAAGCAGGAAAGAACGCGGTTTGACGTGAACGGGTATTTTCACGAAAGCGTGACGCGGACAATCAGGAAAAAACTCAACGGGAAGTAAGGAGGTAAGTATGTGGGGAGCATTTTTTAGCTGGGGAGTGCCGATGTTTTTCATCGGGTGCATGGCGGGATACGCCTTCGCACCCCGCAAAAGGAGATAGATATGGAAGCGTGCATAACCGGACAAACCCTGTGCTGGCGTTGCCGGAGGGCGACCAACGCGCCGGGCATGGGCTGTAGCTGGTCTCGCCGCGCCGATCCCGAACCCGTTGAGGGATGGGAGGCAAGGGAAACAACACTGAAGAGCAGCGACTATTACCACGGCAAAAACTACACGACAATTATACAGTCCTACGTCATCCGCGCCTGCCCGCTGTTTTTACCGGACGGGAAAAGTGAGCCGCCGCGTATACAAAAGAAGTGGATCGTCGAAGTGGACGGCGAGTGGCTGACAACGCATGAGACAAGGGAGCGGCTGGGCATCGACAGGCACGAAATATACAAACTGATCGAGCGCGGCAAGCTTAACGCCAGGCAAGTGGAGTGAATGAGCTAAAAACATATCAAAAGAACTGATTATCCCAAGGAGGAAAGCGAAATGACAAAAGATGAAATAATCGTCATGCTTGCGGAACAGCTTGCCGAAGTGCGGCATGACCGCGACCTTTAGAAAGCTCTTTACCGTGACGCGATAGACAAAAAGATAAAAAAGGAGGGCGTGTAATGGAGCAGTACCTTTTAGCTAAAGCCCACAAACCGTTTGAGGACACCTACTATGACCGATATGACCCTAATCTTTTAAAACAGGAGGCGAGATAATGTCACTTTACGACGTAGCGAAGAATCTCAATGACTTCATGGACGCGGTTGACCGTGGAGAGATACCCGAAGAAGCCGTGTATGACACCCTCGAAAGCCTTGATATGCAGCTCGATGACAAAATTGACAACGTGGCCTGCATGATAAAGAACCTTGCCGCAGAGGCAAAGAGCATCAAGGAGGAAGCCGACAACCTCACCGCCAGAGCCAAGGCTAAAGCCAATAAGGCCGAGTGGCTTAAAGGCTACCTTGCAACGCAGATGCAGCTATCCAATAAGGAAAAGTTTGAAAGCAAGCGGAACAAGCTGACATTCAGAAAGTCAGAAAGCGTCGAGGTAAACGAGGAAGCCTTTATAAAGTGGGCGGCGCAGGGGCATGACGAGCTTCTGACCTATAAGCCCCCCGTGCCTAACAAAACGGCGATAAAGGAGCTTCTGAAATCCGGCGGGACGGCAGAGGGCGCGGAAATCGTTGTAAAGCAGAATTTGCAGATAAAGTGAGGGGAGCATGGAGAACTATTTTTCAGAACTTAATTCCGTCAACGTCAAGGACAAGGTGGAGAAGAAGAACGGGCTGGATTATCTCTCGTGGGCGTATGCGTGGGGAGAATTAAAGAAGCTCCACCCCGACGCCATATCTACCATCTACCACAATAAAGACGATTGGAATTACTTCACGGACGGAAAAACCTGTTGGGTTAAGACCGGAGTAACCGTAAACGGCATAGAACACATTGAGGAATTGCCGGTCATGGACTACAAGAACCATAGCATACCCCTTGAAAAGGTAACGTCAACAGACATTAACAAGGCCATACAGAGGTCAATCACAAAGGCAATCGCCCGTCACGGCCTGGGGCTGTACCTTTACGCCGGAGAGGATTTACCGGAGGACGAGCCGAAATTCAAGCCCAACGTGTACGACAACTTTTCCTCCGACCCTGAGATAAAGGCCATGCAGGAAGAAGTTATAGCCCTGTGTAAGGGGAGCGTGGACTTAGCCAATAAAGCGGCGAAAAAGAACTACGGTGTGGACGTGTGGAATATGACGCGGGAGCAGTTAAGCACCACGCTCGACAAGCTGAACGCAAAGGGGGCTTAAATGGAGCTGTGGGACGAAATAATGACAGAGCAAGCCCTACTTGACAGGGCGGTGCAGGAGCTTAAGCCGCGAGGACGGAAAAAGGCCGAAACGGAGCGCGAGTACAGAATGGCGCTATCTAAAAGGCTTACCGTCCTCCGCGCCGAGGGGCAGCCGGTAACACACCTTCTGGACATTGCCAAGGGCGAAGAAGATATAGCCAAGCTGAGAATGGAACGAGACATAGCCGAGAGCCTATATGATTCGGCGGTGGAAGCGATAAACGCGCAGAAGCTAAAGATAAGGATACTCGAAGGGCAGCTATCCAGAGAATGGGGGAACACGAAATGAAAAGCAAGCGAACCAAGGCGTGTGAGATACCCCCGAAGGTCAAAGCGCGGGTATGGGAAAGAGATCATCAGTTATGCGCCCTCTGTGGGCGTGTAGGAAGCCCTGTGGCGCATTTTATCCCGCGAAGCCATAACGGTAAGGGGATAGAACAAAACATCGTTACGCTGTGTTCTGAGTGCCATAGGGACTATGATAATTCGGAAAGGAGGCCGGAGCTTAGAAAAAAGCTGAGAGCGTATCTCATGGCAAAGTATCCCGATTGGAACGAAGAAAAACTAACGTATAGGAAGTGGAAAAATGAATAAAGCAATTTTGACCGGAAACCTGACGAAAGACCCAGAACTAAGGACGACCACAAGCGGAACAAGCGTATGCACCTTTACGGTAGCGGTGCAGCGCAGATACAAGGGCACTGACGGTAAACCCCCTGTTGACTATCTCAATATAGTAGTGTGGCGGCAGTTGGGCGAGTTGTGCGGGAAGTACCTTTCAAAGGGCCGTAAAGTCCTCATAGAAGGTGAGATACAGAACAGGAGCTATGAGGATAAGGATGGGAACAAGCGGTACATAACCGAAATCAAAGCGGAAAACGTTGAATTTCTCACGCCGAGAGAGAAAACGGACACTCTGGCAGGGTTTACCGAAATAGACGACGAGCCTTTACCCTTTTAGTCATGGAGTACGTAACAGAAAGCCGCCTTGCCACGATAGGCGAGGGTGAGGGCTGGTCGATAGAACTCTACCTTATGGCATACCCGGACACCTACAAGCCCTTTTATGTGTTAGGGCTATGGGACAAACGGGAGAATCGGATTAAAAAATCAATTTCTTTCGCGCCGGATGACATGAGAAGGTTAAGGGACGTGCTGAACGAACGAATAAGGGGGTAAAAATGGCAAAACGCTACGTCAAGGCCTATTACGACTGGATAGAGCAAACATCCGCTCTTTCTGATGCTGAAAAAGGCAGGCTATTTATCGCCATACTGGAATATGCGCGGTCAGGCCTGATACCTGAAGACGGAGGAAGAGAGAGCCTTGTGTTTCCGATATTCAAGGCAATAATAGACCGAGAGGCTGAAATATCCGCTATTAGGTCGGAAAACGGCGCGAAAGGCGGAAAACCAGCAGAAGCAAGCGAAAGCAAAGCTAAGCAAAATGAAGCAAGCGAAAGCAAAGCTAAGCAAAATGAAGCAAGCGAAAGCAAAGCTAAGCCTACTAAAGACATAAGACATAAGACAGAAGACAGAAGACATAAGACAGAAGACAATAAAGGGATAACCCCCATACCCCCTTGTGATGGCTTTGATGTTTTCTGGAAAGTGTATCCACGTCACACCGCGAAAGAAACCGCTGTGAAAGCATGGAAGAAACTGAACCCGCCAAAGGAATTGCAGGAGAAGATCGTAACGGCAGTAAAAGACTATGCTGCTTCTCCACAATGGAAAAAAGACAATGGGCAATATATCCCTCATCCGGCAACGTTTTTGAACCAAAGGCGTTGGGAGGATGAAGTCCCCTGCGCTTCATCATGGGATAATCCAGTCTACGAAAAACTGTGCTTGCCGAAAAAGCTGTTTTAGGTTCTGCGCTTCTCAGTCGTGAGGCTTTAGAGAGAATATGCGGGGAATTGAGACCTGACGATTTTGAGAGGCCGGAACACCAAGAGATATTTTCCGCTATCTTTGCCCTTTTCAACGCAAACGAGCCGGTAGACCCCGTAACGGTAGCTGACAAGCTGGGCGGCAGGGCCGGAGGGATACAGTACATCACGGAAATAGTGACCGGCACTGTATCAGCAGCAAATGTGGATTATCACATCAAGGTGGTGCTGGAGGAATCCAGGAAGCGACACGCCATTTCGGGACTGCGGGAAGTGGTCAAGGACATGAAATCGGGAAAGGACGAGGGATACCTTGACCGTATGCAGGGCGTTATAGACGCTGTACGGGCGCGTGGAGGGCGTAAAGTAAGCAGGGTAGGGAAAGACTTTGACGCGGCCCTATATGGGCTTATAAACGGCGCTGAGGGGCTTACAACGGGGTTTCAGGTTCTCGACCAGACGTTAGGCGGGTTGAAAAGAGGGCATTTAACCATCATCGGAGCCAGACCGTCAGTAGGCAAGACCTCACTTGCCATGAATATAGCCGTTAATATGGCTTTGTTCGACAGGACGGTAGCGGTGTTTTCGCTGGAAATGCCGAGGGAGGACGTGCTTCAAAGGGCAATCATCAGCTATGCGAAGTGCAGCCGTGATGAAATGTTCAGCGGCGGTCAGGAAGCGGTTGACAGGATACAGAACGCCGTAAATAAACTGAGCGCGACAAGGTTGTATCTGTCGGATAACGCCTATACCGTGGAGGCAATAAGGTCACAATGCTACGCGATAAAGCAACAGGAACGGGAATTAGACCTGATTGCGATTGACTATTTAGGGCTAATACAATCCAGCCTGAGGAACCGCACGCGGGAAAACGAGGTATCCGACATAAGCCGAAAAATAAAGCTTCTGGCGAAGGAGCTGAATGTCCCTGTCGTTCTTCTGTGCCAGCTCAACAGGGCGATAGAAGGCCGGAACGATGGAAGGCCGAGACTATCGGACTTGCGGGAATCAGGAGCCATAGAGCAGGACGCGGACGAGGTATTACTCCTTCACCGACCCGACCCGCAAAGCGAGAACGCGAGCATCATCGTGGCGAAGAACCGAAACGGGCGAACCGGGGAACTAAGCGTGAAATGGTACGGAAAGTATTTTCTGTACGAGGATGAAATTGTGGAATGGGAGGAACTATGACAGAAGAACTCGCAAAGTGGATAACACAAACCATATTCCAGAGCGTGATGGACAACATGAAGGACGGAAAAGCCGTTGTAAGTGTTAATGGCGTTACCGTGTTGACCTTCACCGACAACGGTAACGGCTGGGATATACACTGGGATGAGTAAGGCGCAGAGAGAAAAAGGCAAAGCCGGAGAACGGGAGCTTGCCGCCCTGTTCAGGGAATACGGGTTCAATGCCCGGCGGACTTCCCAATACTGCGGACAAACGGGGGACGCATCGGACGTGATAGGTTTACCTGGTTTTCACGTTGAGTGCAAACGCTGCGAGACGACAAAAATCCATGAATGGATGGCGCAGGCGAAGCGCGACGCAAAGCCGGAGCTTATACCGGCGGTGTTCCACCGAAGGAGCCGCGAAAAGTGGTTAGTAACTATGCAAGCGGAGGATTTTTTGAGGTTGTATGAAGCAAACGCTATGTTGGACGTGCCTGAGAGCGACAAATAAACCCGGTTTAGGGTGCAGTTGGAGCCGCCAAGATGGGATGCCCGTTAAAGGCTGGAACGCAAGACCGACAACGATAAACTGTCACGATAACAGCGGCTGGGATGGTGGAAGCTACCACGTCAAGGAGTGCCCGTTATACCTGGCGTATGGAAAAAAGGACGAGACAGGTTGCAGGGTTTATGTACAGCAAGGCGAAGAAAAGTTGACGGTAAGGGAAATGGCTGAGAAGGCCGGAATATCAGAGGTTACGGTACGAAAAAGAATCAAGAGGGGGATTTATGAAACTGCAAGCGTATGAGTTTTACGAAATCCACGATGGAAAAGAGAATTATCGAAAGACCTTTACCACTCTCAAAGCGGCGAAGAAATACTACACCCGAATGACGATGCAGGGCGCACTTTTAAGGGCAAAGGTTGACGGTAAGCAGTTACTTATTCACGAAGCGGACGAATTATTCAGGAGCAACGATGAAGTACAGCGAAATAGTAGACCATTACGGTGCAAAGCATCAAGCCATTAAAGCCGTTGAGGAGCTGAACGAGCTTGCCGTTGAACTTAGTAAGTGGGTAAACGGCCAAGGCAGCAGAAAGAAAATCCTCGAAGAGTGCGCGGACGTGGAAATTATGCTGTGGCAGATGCAGACAATATTCGGGGATTGGGACGACTGGAAAGCCTATAAATTAGGCAGAGTAGAGGGGCGGATATGGAAAGAACAAGGATAAACGCAGAAGGAAAAGAATTATTTGCTTCTCTGTACGCCGTTGAAAATATCTTAAAGGTGTACGAAGAAAAGTATCATCGGCTGGTAGACCGTATTCCTAACGGCTGGCGAAATTTCCGATTGGCGCAGAGCAATATTGAGAAAATCAATACTGCGCTGATAGACACGATACCTGTTGAGCAGCTTATCACGCTGAAAAAGCAGTTGGATTTGACCGACATACAGATAGGCATTAAAAGCCCCGCCGGACGGAGTAAAAATTACTGGGTGATGAGCTATGACGATCTGGCCGATCTTGCAGAGTACGCAACCAAAACCGAGTGCTTTACCTGTGACGGCGCGAAACATAATTGCCGACTGCGGCAGATATTAAAGGATTTACCCATACAGGGAGTAAGCAACCTTGTTGTGGGGTGCTGGAGGGACGAATGACATGTCCGGAAGCGGAGGGGGAAATGAGCAGTGAAAATACCTGAGAGCGTACGCATTGGTGGCGTGGAGTATGCTATTTCTTACGTAGAAAATCTACGGCATGGAAACCAACTTGCATATGGACAAATTGATTATGACAACTGCAAGATTGAGCTATCGGCCACAGACGGAATCGGACATCAAAAACGATGTCAAACTCTATTACATGAGATTCTACATGGTGTCCAACAGCACGCAGGGTTGGAGATTGAGAATGAAGAAGCGGTTATAGAAATGTTTGCAAAGGGTATTTATCAGGTGTTACAGGATAACGGCGGCAGATTGTTTGATTTAATGGAAACAGACAAGAAAGAAAAGAGCAATGAAAAAGTACACGCAAGCGGATTTTGACAACTTTGAAGTAGATAAGTTTGGTCGTAAGATATGCCCTGCTGGGGATTATATCGCCATAAAAGACTTTGGGGAGAGTTGCGTCTTTGATAGGCATTGCCTCTTTGGTGCGCAGTGCCGCTTTATTGAGCATTGCCGTTTTGGTGATGGGTGCTACTTTGGTGATGAGTGTAGCTTTGGTGCATATTGCTACTTTGGCACGGGTTGCGAATTTGGCAAGGAATGCCGCTTTGGTGAGTTGTGCGGCTTTGGCGAAGGGAGCACCTTTGGCGAGGGGTGCAGCTTTGGTGACTGGTGTACCTTTGGGGAGTGTTGTAACTTTGGTGAGGGTTGCAACTACGAAAACGGTAACGTGAAAAATGGTCACTATGTCGCTGTGGATAGGATAGACAACACCAACCGAAAAGCCTATTTTTACATAGACGAAAACGGCAATATGTTTGTCCGCGCCGGGTGTTGGTTTTTGGATATGGCGGCATTTAAGGGGTGGGTTAAAAAAGCACATGCGGGAACAATCCACGAGAAGACATATCTGGCGGCGTGTGATTTGGCAGAACTGATGCTGAAAGGAGGCAACGAGGACTGATAATGGCTAAAGAGTACATAGAGCGTGAGGCGTTGCTTGCACGATATGATGCTGAGCATGTTGGTTCACCGGGTAGAGCGAGGGAATTGATTGTAACTGCACCTGCTGCCGATGTTGTCGAAGTGGTGCGGTGTGAAAACTGCGTACATTATCATCCTTGCCAAGTGGAGCTGACTGATGGCAGTGCGCCGGATTGGGGTATCTGCGATCAGCCGTGGTTTAATGACGATCAAAATGACGTTGATGAAATGTTTTACTGTGCTCAAGGTGAGCGGAGGGGAGATGGAACCAGTGAAATACACCGCGATAATGTGGCCGGAGACGCGCTGTAACATACTGCGAGAACAGTTAGAGGCGGCACGAAGGCGGCTAAAATGGGCGGAACAACATAATCGCCCGTGGGAAGAATTAAGCGAAAAAGGCGCTATTGTAGCCGCCCTTGAATGGGCGGTAGAAATAGCCGAAGATGAAAATCTTAAAATGAGGGCGAGCATACGCGGGAAGTGAGGAAAAAATGACCAACCTTGAATACTTAAAGACTCAATCCGCTGAATGGCTGGCGGCTAAACTTGTCAAAAGAATGAATTGCTCGCTATGCCCGGTGGTTGATGAATGCATAGAAATGGCGAAAATACTCGGCGAATTGTATCCCAGCGAATGCCGGAAAATGCTGGAAAACTGGCTGAATGCAGAAAGGACGGAGAAACGATGAGTAAAGAATATATAACCAAAAGCGAGGCGATAGAAGCTGCTTGCGATGCAGTGGAGTTATATCCCTCGGAATATCAAGAGATAGAAAATGCCATTAACAGGGTTGCAGACGATGTTGCTTTGGTTATGGATACAACGGAACTTGAAGATTTGAGAGCCAAGTATCAGTCGCTCGTTGCTGAAAAAGACAAGAACAGTGGAGACACGGCCGAAACGTATACAACCGGGTATCGCTATGGTCACAGAAACGGACAGATTGAATTGCTCCAACAGATTTTGGACATTTGCGATGGTGTAAGCGAGTTGGAGGAAACAAATGAGTAAAGAATATATAGGCCGCGAAGAAGCGATATTGGCAGTAAGACACGCATGGGCGAAGGGGCTTGAGCCAACGCAATACATCGAGCAAATCCCTGCCGCCGATGTTGCACCTGCGGTGCATGGACGGTGGATAGGCATTGATAGCTCGTTTTAGAAACCTACACATAGCGGCGATATTTCTGTTTTTAGAAAAATATACAGATGTTCAGAGTGCAGAAGGAGAACAGCCATAGCAGAAAATTACTGCCCCAACTGCGGCGCGAAGATGAATGAGGAGGAAACTAATGAACTGGATTAAAGTGAGAGACAGACTACCAGAAGAAAAGGAACCGGTGATTATCCTGCTGCAAGATGGACAGATTTTTCGCGGCGAGATACGCATGAGACAATTATTGCCGGAATGGTGGTATTACTACGATGCCGGCAGCAGTGACATCGACATACTGGGGCTTGTATATCCCATAGAAAAGTTTGAAGGACTATGGTTTAAAGGTAATCCTGTTATTGCGTGGATGCCCATGCCGGAGCCCCCCGAAGGAGGCAACTAATGAATTGGATAAGCGTGAGGGATAGACTACCTGAAGACCAAGTGGAAGTGCTGGTGGCTACCAGAAGTAAAAATGGCGTGCGAAATATTGACAAAGGGTATCTGGCAATCGACCACTTTATCCATCGTGGACGTGCCGAGGTTACTCACTGGATGCCATTACCAGAATCCCCGAAGGAGAGAGAATAACAAACAAATGAATCGCCAACGTTTCAACTCTAAAACGCGAGAAAGGGTTTATGCAAAATGTAACGGCCATTGTGCCTACTGTGGAGCAGAAATACCCATATCCAAGATGCAGATAGACCACCTGATACCCTTTGAATTTGCCGAAGCTTACGCCGCCCAAGGCGTAGACCTCAACGCCATTGAGAACCTGATGCCCTCCTGCCGAAGTTGCAATAATTACAAGAGCAGTTTAACGCTGGAAAAATTCAGGCAGGCGATAGAACGATGGCCGGAGGTATTGCAACGTGACAACGTAACGTATCGCAATGCCGTCCGTTTCGGCATGATAGAACCTAAACCGCATAAAGTCATGTTTTATTTTGAGTTATTGAAGGAGGAAAAATGAAACGAGTAATAGCAATAACAATGTTAATTCTGCTGACCTTTGCCCTGTGCAGGTGCGTAAAGGTTGAGGCTGGCAATCGTCGACTGTGGGTATTGGATGCGAGTCCGAGGTATTATGAAATATATGTCGATAACCTCACAGGGGTACAATACCTGAGCACACACCAAGGCGGCGTGTGCGTAATGGTAGACGCAGAGGGGAAGCCGCTGATATGGGAGGGTGCGGAATGAGCTATGAATTACTGCGGCCTGATATAAGGGAGTGTATACGGCGCGGGGACGGATACTGCCCCTGCGCGATAATCAAGGATGAGGAAAGCAGATGTATCTGCAAGGAGTTCAGAGAAGGTCAGGAAACTAACTGCCATTGCGGCGTATGGAGGAAACATGACGATAGGGCAGAGGATACGAATGTACAGAGAAAAGAAGGGCAAGTCGCGGGCTGCGATGGAGCGCGAAACCGGCATAAGCGCGGCGACCATTTATCACTATGAGATGGACGGCATGGAGCCGACCGCGAGCAGAATCATATGGTTGGCAGATTATTTTAACATAACGGCAGATGAATTGTTAAGGAGGAACCAATGACGAAACGCGAACAACGGGCATACATCAGGCGGTTGCTTGTTCGTTGGGGGAAAGCCAAGAGAAACGCGAAAGAAATAGATAAAAAAATAGCCAGTATCAAAGAGAGAATGGAAGCGGTAGCGGATATTCGCCCACAGGTTTTATCGGGTATGCCGCACGGCAGCGACATTACCGACCCGACTGCCCGGAGCGCTATAAAGCTCATGGCGGCAAAGGAGCGGTATAATCTGCAAATGGCCGAAATGCTGGAAAAAATAAACGATGATATGTCATTCGTGGCGTTTATAGATGCTGCATTAGATGAGTTCCCCGCGAACCAGAGAAGGGTAATCGAGTTGAAATATAACTTTTACGAACATTTCTATTCGCGGGATATGCCATCTAATACCAGGGTAGGTGTAAAAATGGATAAATCCCCCAAGGCAATAGAGCACCTTGAAGAACGTGCGATAGACAGAATGATGAAATACATAGACATACCGGAATAGGAGGAAACAATGAGAATAAGCGATTTACCATTCGGAAGCAACATCAAAATCCCCGAGCGCCGCGAGGATGGAACCTACGAGCTGGCGGGCTACACCCTCGGTTGCCTCAATAATTTTGACGTAGGCACCGCAGGGCTTATCCGCGAGGAGGTACACAGCTTGTGCCGGTTCGGCAACAGCGCGGAGTACGCCGGATCAAACCTGGACAAACGCATGACGGAAATATACAACAGCTACCCCGCCGAACTTAAAGAGCTGATTATCCCCAGCACGATTCCGTTATATAACGG